ATGCTTCTAAAGTTCGATACAGATATGGAGTTAAATCCAACCTGGGATCGGCAGCCATCGGAAGGTTTGGCGACTGCGGGTGAGGGGTCTGCATCAGGCCCCCTACCAGGCGAGAGAATTGGGCAAAAGCGCCCTGTAGTTCACTCACCATCCTGAACGGAAACCCAGATAGCATCTCGGCCCGTTCCTCATCCGTCTTAGACGGGAAGAGGTATTTCAGTGCTTCAATGCTATCAACACCTAATTCTTGCAAGTTGCGTACCACAATGGAGTTGTTAAGCACGTCTTGCGTGGAGTCCTCGTAAACAGGCCCTGTCCACCTCCACAGCATAGTGACATCACCATCCGGAATGAGGCCTGTTACACCAGGAGGAACATTTTGTGCCTGGATAGCAGCATTGATTGCTTCTTGTACCAGTGCTTCAAATTGTTCTGCAGCCTGTGTGTAGCCGTCTCTTTCTTCTTTGGTTGCACCAGCGGGGGGCTCTACTGGACGCTCAATCCCAAGAGCAGCCGCTAACGACATGCGGAACAGCTGTTCTTCTTGATAAATAATCAGTTCAAGACAACGGCAGACACCATAGGTGTAAATAGCATTTGCTTTTTTCTTGGATGTGGCAGACACGCGACCAAACAAGGACTTGTATTCGGTTGCGGTTACGCCTGCAGAAATAGAGAGTTCGTCTACGCCACCAAGAGCAGTACGAATTTCTTCGCGGTACTGGCGAGCAAAATTGTTTTGGTCTCCAGTGATAGCATCTGGAACAATGTAGCCCACACGGTCGTTTGGCTCCAGGTTCGCAATCACGCGTGGGACACGGATCTGACCATCGACGCCACGGGAGATCGGATCAGACTTAAAAGTAGACCGACTCAGGGGACTGGCTCCAGCGAAGCCAGAGTTTGCAGCAATAGAAGGACGCTGTACAACAGAGTCACCACCTGATTCCATCAGGTCTGTCTTGGGACGAGACGAAAGGAGTGTTGGGTTACCAAAGAACTGAACGTTCTTACGCATGGTGCGCACTAAATCATCGTGCGTGACGATGTGATTGGCTAAAGCATCAAACTCACCAACGCCTTCTTTAGAAAAGCCCTTAGGGTTGTTGAAGATCTCAACGCAAGGAATGAAACCGAGAGAATTTTTAAAAGACTTAGAGCGACCTGGCGCCATTGCGGCAGGCATCTCGAATGTCATCTCAGCATCTGAGTGCGTCTCTTCGATTTCGTTAGCTTTGATCGAAAGGCGAATGTAGCGCTTGGCTCCAGGCTCACCTGTAAGCGCCGAACCTGTTACGTTGGCTACGTTGATACCGTCATGAGCACCACCCGCCTTACGCGCCTTGTAGCTATAGATGATCACCACTTCCTCAAGTTCGCCATCTACGTTGTAGTAGCTGCGGTACTCGTGCTCCCTGAAGTAGTAAATACGATAGTTTTGTTTTGTAGGACGGATATAGAAAATACCCTTGCCATCACAAAGGAAATAATCCCAGATGGAATCAAGGCGGATATCAATTTGATTGTATTTGACTACGCGATCAATAAAGTCTTTGCGTTGAGCACCAAAGTTATCTTGCCCAGGAAAAAACTCAACCCCTTGGCGGATACCAAAGAGCTTCATCTGCGCTAGGTGTGACGCAACAACACCAGTATCTACAACCGTACCAGAGTCTTTTTCGAGGTACGACTCAACAATTTCGTTAAGTCTGGCCTTAGCGTCGACAGCCATTAACTATTTTCCTCGTTACTTTCTTCAATCTTAGCAGTTTTCTTTTGTTGTTTTTTGTAATGCAACCAGCGTTCAAAATACATGAGTTCTGCTGGCGCAAAAAGCTCAGGGTGTTCCAGGGCTTTCTTCGCTAGCTTTTTCTTTTTCATCAGACGCCTCGCAAGCCAGTACCACCCATGCTAGTGCGTTGCATAATATCTTGAATTGCTTTATCGATTTGCGGACCAGATCCCATTTCCCCTTTTTGTAAAGACCGGAGAAGAATTTGATCATCTGCCCGTTCTTGCGCTGAATACGGAGGATCCATGCTAACTGGCTCAAATGTTTGCCCGTACTGAGGACCGCCAAAGAACTGCGCGTTCTGCAGCCCACCCACATTACCAATGGACCCCATCGGATCGCTCACAGGTACAGAGGCTCCCCTTACCTTTGGCCCGTGGATTTGACGGAAGCGCTCCAGTACATCTCCATAAGGGATCCTGTCAATTTTCATTTTATCCACCGCGTCTCTAAACTGGTCCTGAGACATTGGAAAACGTGGATCCTGTCCAACGGGAATGCCACCAGCAAGTGCATTCCCTAAAGCACCAGCATTTCCCATATCTACTGGCTGGCCACCGTAATACCGCATTTCACTTCTGGCTATTGCTTGTATTCTACTCTTCTATAACTTCGTAGCCAGATACATCGTGCACTTTGGAAATTACGATACCTTCTCCACGTACATCCCAGTTGAGAATATCTCCTTCTTGCCAGCCCAGCTCTTCGATTACTTCTTCGGGAAACGTAATGTACAGCTCTCCGTTTTCGTCCTCCTGGACCTCAAGGATGTAGCTCATTTCGACAAAATCTTTTCCATAAGCTTATCAAGTTTATTATTGATTTCGCGAAAATTATCATGCATTTCTTTTATTTCTCTTAAGAAGTCAACCTTAAGTACATACTCCATTGGCATACGGTTGATTTGGTCTTCCAAAATATCAATCCTTCTCTTTTGAGCACTAGTGTAACTGAAGGATTGCTGTATCTCTTTGCTTTGGCGCAATAAAATTTTATTTGCAACCCAGCTACCACCAGTAACTGCAGAAATAATAGCCGTCAAGCCAATCGCTAAGTATTCCGGGCCCACAACAAAAAATGCTTTTCTTCTAATTCTAGGTTCAGTAATCAAGCTGAAGTTGACCTTTTCTAGCTAGGCCAGTAACCAACCAGACGAGAGCGTCAACACAGTCATCGTGGCTGCTAACACCAAAGTTTGTAAGCTCTTCAAACATGTTTGTGAAATTACGGTAGCGATTAAAGACAATCTTCCTGTCTTCAAACATGCCCATAATGCCACGGAAGCGAGCAAGTTTGTCAGCACGGAAGCCTTTGACCGGATGCCAAATCAAGTTATACAGGCTCTCTTGGTTCAAGCAGACACGCTTGAAGTCAGCCTCGAGGGATGCTTGGTACTGCACTGCCTCACTCCATATGTCGCAAGTCGAATAAGTGGGGAAGTAATTACCGTCGTTATCTTTACCAAGAATCGACCAGTCGTTGAGTAGTTCTTTTAGGGCATCTAGTTTTTCTAGGTTGCCCATGACGCGTAGGCGGCGGTAGTCAATAATATGAATGCGGTCGCCAATGCGACCACCCAAGACCATGACGGTGTAATCGTTCTTTTCCTTAGTACCAGCAGACAAGTCAACCCCAATACCAAGCGTGTCAAACTCCGTTGAAATTTCCGCTTTTACAATCAGCTCAGGCGCCAACGACAGTTCGTTTTGCCTGATGATTTGATTCATGTACTGGAAAGAAAAAGCAATAGGTGCCTGCCTTTTCTTTTCCTTTAGGTAGTCCAACGACCACATGTCTGGCCAATAGGAAAGTTCATCCCCTGTCTTCGGATCGTTTTGAATGGCCGACAGAACAATTTGGGTCCAGTTATTTTGTTCGTTGAATGTAGTGGAATGGATATCGTCATGTCGGAAGCGCGTGCCAAGGCAGATTGCTCTTGCACCTTCAAACATGGTGGGTGCGATCACGGCATTCCAGTTGTCCTGCATCATCTTTCTGATGTCAGGATTAGAAATATCTGCGGCTGACTTAATAGCGTCATCAATCATGACCAGGTGTGAACGCTTGGAGGTCACTGAACCCTTAAGACCTGCAGCGCAGAGGGTAAACTGTTCATCACCTGTTACGTCAATACCAGCAAACTTGTGGTCAATTGACCAATACTCATTGCTGGTGACGTTTTTTAAAAGCCGTACTTCAGGAAAAACTTCTTGATATCGCTTGCTTTCAATGATTCGTTTGATGGTTGCCGACTTGGAACGGGCAATATCAACCGTATAGGACAGGTAGAGGATCTGCAAGGGCCTCTTAGCCTGTGTATGGATACCAATGGCCCAGGCGGTCAGGAGGCCTAGGACGGTGCTCTTAGCCGACCCACGGGGTGCAAGTAGGTCGACGTTAGGCCCAGCAATCCGAAGGAGGCAGCTACTGTCCTCTTCTGTTACGAAGTGCCTATGCCAATCTTTGTGGTGCTGGGCAGGAGGCTTGTCCGCTACGTACTCACAAAAAAACCCAAAATCCTCTCGTGCCTTTTTGAGGGACTCAATATCTTTATGGGGCTTGATTGAATAGTTTTTAGAGGCAGCGCGTGCGTTCCTTCGATAAGCCAGGTGAAGATAAGAAGGCACGGATACTATTCAATCAGTTATTGAATACTAACTCAGTCTTCTTCTCTACTGCGCTTTTTATCTTTGTACTTGCGTGCCCTGTCCAATGCAGCACGACGCTTTTCCTTATCGTTCATCTCACTGCCGTCTTCTTTTTTGGCTTCCCTTTTCTTGAAGTGCTCAAGAAGTTGAGGCGGCATTTTACCTTTGGCCATAGCAACTGTTTTCTTTTATTTTAATAGTGGTTCATTCTTCTAGTTGCATACGAGCCCAAACGCTCATGCTTGCTTCGTGAAGAGGCGACTCAATTGGGTCGTCTTTGAAGATAAACATTAACTCCCGAATAGCGCGATCAGCGCCAGCCATTAACAGACCTTTACGATCTTTGATGGAAGTGTACTGCTCAACCTGGTTAATGGTCCCACGTAATTCCTTTTCCATTGCTGCAATACGAGCAACGCCTGAATCACGCTTGACACCAAGGTTTTCAATGTCCTCACGAAGTTTGCGGATGTCTTCCCGCATTTCTTCAATCTCTAAAAGAAGAGTTTTCCTGTGGTCTGGCTTTGGGTATTGCCCCTTGATCCAAGCTTCACATGAAATTATGTTTCCTACATACCCAAGGAAACGGGCGTAGAGAAAACATTCAATAAAAGAATAATTCTCACAAGAGAACGCATGAAAAGATTCCTGAACATCTTCTGGCTGCTCAAGAAACCAATCTTCAAAAGCACTGATATCAATGCTTATTGAGGGCTGGGTGTTTTTAATACTTGTAAGCCGCTTTTGCTGAACGCTCACTCCAGTCCTTCTGACGACGTTTAGAAGATTCTAGCTCACCAAGTAGACCCCTGAAGAGGTTTGGATCAAATGCACCCTTATCTTGTTCTGTTGCAAAAGACTTGAGCCAATCATCATATTCACTTGTGCCAGTCTCTTGAGGCTGCTGTTGTTGTTGTTGTTGTTTGTCTAATTGGCCCATTAAATTGCCAATTTGTGATTCAAAGCCGCTAATTTTTTCGTCATAGCCTTCTTGTAAGCTTCCAAGTAGCTCGTCTAATTCTTCTTGGCTATACCCGGTAATAGTGGCAGCATCGTCATCGTCGTTATTGTTATTGTTATTGTTATTTAAACCACCGACAGGGAGCGTAAGAGCGTTTTTGGCCGTGGTTACCGCTGCTTTTTTCCGCTCGCGTAAGCTTTCAACTTTTCCTCCTTTTCCTAAACCTTTGAGTTTGCCAAGGATATCTTTAAACTTACCAGGGTCAGCAAGACCTTCACTAGTGGCGCCACTGATCAGCGCTTTTGCTTTTTCAGTTAATTTTTCAACCTTTTGTTTGTCGTTATTATTGTTGTTATTTTTTTTATCTTTATCTTTAGCTTGTGATGCCGAAGATGTCCTTGCACCCGTTACAAATGCTTGATAAGTTGTTGCAGCTTTAACTGCTTGAGCGGGCTTACTGCCGCCACCGCCACCGCCGGAAGACCTGCCGCCACCGCCTCCAGATGGAGGGGGAGTGGCCGCAGGTTTTGGGGCAGCCGCAGAGGCGGGCTTAGAGCCGCCACCACCGCCGCCACCTTTATTGCCGCCACCGCCACCACCGCCACCTTTATTGCCGCCACCGCCACCACCTGAGGAGCCACCGCCACCACCGCCACCTTTATTGCCGCCACCGCCTTTGTTCTTAGCCATATTTACTCCTCTGGGTTGTATACAGGTTTTGCTTTATTTCCTTGCTGCTCTTTTGATTGCTTAAGCGTATCAAGAAGATTTTTAAATCCTTGAATATCAAAAGGAGAACCACTGTTGGCTTCCTTGCTCGCAGCAGGGGAATTAAAGTCCATGATATTAACTAAAATTAATTATATCAGCAAGGCTTAGAAAGCGGAAGGAATTAAGTTGTACAGGTAATTAGCCTGTTGAATCCTTTGCTGCGCCAGGTTTGCAGATGTTTCCATGCGCGTACGGCGTTCTGCAGATTTAGCTTGAATCTTATACGGATCAATCATTGTTGCATATTCCATTTCGCCTACCGTTGAGCCAGGGGCCGCATCTGGATTAATCCCAGCGTAGATGCCACTAGTGGTACCTGGAGTAACGGGACTAATTGGAGGCATAGTGCCACCGCCAGTAATGGAAATCTCTGGTTTTTTAGACCAACGACCAGACGTTGGGTCTAACTGATAGTTTCCTTCGCCAATAAACTTAGAAACTTGATCGCCTAATTCGTTTTGGGCAAAAGAACCTGCGAGGTAAGACCGGATGTCATCAGAAGAATAGCCGGCACCCTTCGCTTTTTCTAAAGCACTTCCTGTTACTAAACCAGGTTTAACGTAATAGCCACCTTCTTTTGTGTAACCTTTTGATTCAAAACGTTTGCGAACGTCTTTCGCTAATTTATCTGCCGCATAAGTACGGCCAATAGTCGCCAGATAATCTGTACCACCCGCTTGCGCAAATGTTTTCTTGCCTCCTTTTACCTCTGCGGCAGTAATTTTTTTCCCTTGGCCTTTCTTGCCTGACTGTTGAACAGCTTTTGTCAGTTCTTTTTTAGCACCACCAGTTAGCTGAACACCTTTCTGACGCGCCTTTGCAATTAACGCTGCAAGTGAATTGGAATCCGCCATTTTTCTTTTAGCTCTTATCTATCAGTATAAAAGGTGCAATCAACTGTAGTTAACAGTAGAGGGCGGCTTAAAGCGGTAAGTACCAGTAAAGGTGCCATCGGGGGTCTGGTACCCGACGCCGTACTTACCACCGTACGGGAGGTTTGCAGCAAAGGCCAGGGGGGTTTTACGGACGTACTCAGGAGAGGACAACATCTTCTGCCCAAGGAACTGAGTGAAAGCTTCTGGCGAGGTCTTACCAAGGGCACGTGCTGCTTCTTCGGTAGATTTGATATCTTGTTCCGAAAGACCAATACCAAGAGAGCGTGCTGCAAATTCTTGAAATGGACGATACTTTTCTACAGTTCCTTCTGGTGCCAGGCCAGCTGCTTGGCTTCCTAATTGAGTTGCAGTTTTAAAAGCATCTGGAATGTTGTATGCAAGACCAAAGTCTGCATACATATCAGAAGCTTCAATGGGGCTACGCTCCCCACGACTAACTTGACCGGCAAGAAAGTCGGCGTAATCTTGCGCAGACTCCTCGGTTACTCTTTCTGTTTCTCGAATATTTTTAATTGGAATATCACCGATCTTTCTTAATTTTTTGGGGAGACCACCGCCACCTTTTTTCTTAGGCTGCTTGGCTTCTCCTCCACCAAAGAAGCTACCTAACGCACTAGTTGGAGCAACACCTAATTTTTCTTCAAGTGCTCCAAGGCGATCTGAAAGTTCAGATGAGTCGCCTGTAGTGCGTTTTGTAAAGTAATCAAAACTATTGGCGGGCATAGCGTTGGACCAGTTAAGTTTATTTTAAATCACACAAACAAAGCAGAGGGTGGTTGATACCCTGGCATTGCATTCCGAAGACGGTCTTCGTAACGCTCTACAGAACGTAATGTATTAAACGCTGGGTTAAAAGCTTGAATATTCGCTTGCTGCACAGCGTCTCTTGCTGCGTTAACCCTATTTAATGCACCGCCTGCACCGCCTTCATAACGAGAGGTAAGGTAATCCAGGCCAAAGCCACCAAGCTGTCCGGCAAGTTGGGCTTGCAGTCCCGTTTTAGCAGCTTTTTCAGTTGAGGCTGCAGCTATTTTTGCTGCTTCTTCAGTTGCTTTAGCTTGTCTTTCTGCAGCTTGCTGTTGTTTGTTGGCACCAAAGATGGATGCCCCTATGCTTGCAACACCTAAGCCAATTGAAAAAGGATCCATACCAGTAGGTTTTGCTAAGTCAAGGGATTTTAACGAGGATGCATTGTCTGCATATGTTGGAATAGCACCAAATGCGGACGAGCCTAAGGGGGATCCACCAAAGTTTAGGCCTGTAGTATCTGCCCCAAATACAGGATTAGAAAAATAAGAAGGCGCTGAGGTGAAAGCCATGGTTTAATTATATGCGAGTGTTAGCTAAATCCTCGGCTACGAGGAACGCTAATGGCTGGCATTGAACCATAAGCAGCTCGCATTTGATCTGGGATGCCTGCCAGGATCTGAAGCCGTGGTGCGTTGTACGTCATCTGAGCAAGGTTGCTGCTGATGTCCGTAATGGTCTTGGGAATACTGGCCATCAAGTTGTACTGGAACGCGCGTTTATCGCGTTCAGCTTGAAGCTTTGCTGCACCAGCTGCTTCCTCTGCACGGATTTCTTTATAGACCTGCATCTGCTCACGTAAACGATCTGGATCGTTGTACGCATCTTCGCGTTTGCGATTAAAGAGCAGAGCCAAGGCAATGCTTGGGTCAGCTTTATTTAAAAGATCTGCTTCTTGTTGGTCAAAGGTCGTACTGTTTTTTGTCATGGGAGAACCCATGCCAGTTACACCAGAAAAAAAATTACCAAATGCGGTGGAGTCTGCCATGATTTATACCTCAGCTAATAGAGATGTTCGGGGAGCTAAGGGCAACCGTATATGGATTAGTTGCTAAGGCTTGACGCATCGTGGCGCCACGCTCGCGTTGAGCACCAAGAGCAAGATTAGCTTGTGCGCCAACCATCATCTGCTGGATGTAAGCATTGTTCTGGGTGTTAACCATTGCCTGGGCACGGGTTAACTGGTCGTTTGCAAGCTTCGTAGTAATTGGAAGCATTGACTTTTGCATATTGATTTCTTGATCGTTCTGGAACTGAGTCAGGTCCTTCATGTTGGACGTGGTCATGCCCATCATGGTGCCGTAGTAGTCCAGCTGCCGCTTTTGATTGCGGTTCAGGAAATCTTCTTGGGCTGCAGCATCATTAAGGTTGATGCGTCCCAGGGGAGTATCAATGAAACGAGGAGGTTGAGCAACCTCAGTACCTGTCTTGCCCGTGGGTGGCTTACCGGTGTAAGCAGAGACTGCGGCTTCTGCAGCGCCACCGCCAAGGATGCCACCAAGGGCAGAGCCAGCAAGGCCGCCAATCACAGTACCAACACCTGGAAGAAGCGCAGTGCCAAGTGCAGCACCTGCGGCGCCACCTGCAGCAGAACCTACAAGACCACCAGCAGCTTCAGCGGGACGCCCTTCCATAAGAGAGGGGATAGCCATCAAAGCGCCACCAGCTAAACCACCGCGAAGACCAGCACGCATCGGTTTGTTGCGGATGTATTCCCCAGCGCCTTTAGCTTTTTCCTGTACCGTTTCAATGGTGCCGCCAAGACCAGCTTGAAGACGTGCCGTTTGTTCGTCTAAGAACTGCTTTGCCTGTTCACGGCGACCAGGCGATTGTGCTGGAGTTGTCCCACCCGCTACTGGAGTGACAAGAGGCCTGCCGTATTGATCAACTAACATTGAATCGACCGCCGATTACTTATATGTCTTATATTTTAAATTTTACCAGTAGTCACACCATATTCTGCAGTTGTTGGTAACTGTGGCCGGTTACCTGCAGCAATAATTTCATTTGCAATATTGCCTGTGGTAATGCCCAGGAGGGAGCCCGTTGCCCCACCGATAATGCCACCTATTGCACGTTGCCTTGGTGTACGCCCAATAGAGGAGCCAATTTTTGCGCCTGCTGTGCCAGCAACAAAGCCACCAGCCATTGGTAAGTTCACAGGGAAGCCAAGCATCCTGGCTTCTGGATACCCCTGTAAATTCTCCATGGTTCCTTTGACAACACCTAGACCCAGTAGGCCTTTGTCTTGGTACAAGTAATTGAGGTAGTTACCGTAACGCTCAGGCGTTAAATTGGGAATCTCTTCTTTTGCAGTTGCATACTTCAAAGGATCACCAGTGCGCCCAAGGAAGAAACGTTCAAACAACTCTTGTGTAGGCTGGCCTGTTTGACGCCGGTCCTCTGCACCTTTTGGTGAGTAGGTTTGTGCGTAACCCTCAGGACGGAACTGTTCTTCTGGATTAGTGATGTCATAAGAACCAGCAGCTGCAACTGCAGGGACAGCAATGGCGAGACCCGTAAGTGCTTTAGCTGTTGGGCTTTCGATTTTACCGATGCCCGCTTCAACGACACGTTGTGCAATTGCCAATGGATGATTCCATCGCCACCAGTAGGTACGTGTGCCGTCGTTTGCAGCATCAACCAATGCACGGGACGTATATGCACCAGCAGCTTGAGCAGGTGTTTGCCTAACGCTTACCCCTTGTTTTTTTACATCTTGTTTAAAGCGTGGGTCCAATACGCTTTGTCCGTACCCCAAGCTTCCTTGGCTAAGGATTTCATCACGCGCCTGGATCATTTCACGCTGAACACGATCAGCCTTTTTAAGACCTGTGATGTATTCACCGCTGAATTCTTTTAAGAATTGAAGAGGATTCATCAGACCATTCCTCCCATGCTTATCAGTTGATCAATATACCCAGGGGGGAGGTTTGGCATCATCTTGGTGACTTGCTGTTGGTAGTCATCCAGGAATGTTTGCTCAATGCCCTGGGCTTGGAACTGAGTGCCAGGGGCAACAGACTGTGGGACTTCCAGGCTATTGATGGCTTGGCGTTGCATCATCTGCTGCATGATCTGCTGTTCTTGCGAGATCTGCGTTGGGGTGACCTGAGGTTGCGTCATCAAACCTCCCATCAATGCTTCTGTTGCAAGAGGAGAAATTAAAGAGCCTCCAATGTTTGCTGCAGTTTCTAAACGTGATGGTACGTTTTCAGATTCAAACTTACCTGGAGCAACTTCAACACGCCTAGATTTGGGTGGTCGGGCTTTCCGTGCCAGGGCGGTTAAAGGCAGGGCGGTAGCAAGATCACCTAAGCCGTAAGCAAGACCTGTTACAGGACCTCCAGCCATCATGCCAAAGCCTGCAGACAATGCACTACCTGCTGCTACGTTACCAACAAGATCTTTATTTCTAGAGGCGTAGCCAAGCAAGCGCGCGAAGGGTTTCATATTGTTTGCCTATATCTTCTTATTTTAATTTGCTTAGCTCAGATGGAGAGCGAAGCTTGGGGATTCTCGCTGATTAACTCAGGCAGTTTAGGAATGTTAGTATTGGTTCCCTCTGCCAGCATTGCAGCAAGATAGCCGTTTGGATCAAGGTTATCTTGACGTGGGAAAGGATTTTTAATTTTTTCGTCAGGAGGAATGATTGGGCTTAAGCCGTAGGCATTATTCCAGTTTGGATCAAAGTCTGGTTGCTGTTCTGGAAAGCTAGGAGTAGAAGGCCGACCAACTGCAAAGTCGTAGTCTGTCTCCATGTCAAAGCGGCCTCGCCCTGGGAACATTTCGTAGTCATTTTCCAGGTCCCCTTCCGGTACGTAGTTCAGATCGTTGAAAGTAAGCCGGCGATTTGCCACACGCTTGGTTAAGTCTTGCGGACCAAACCGAGATGTGATCCAAGGTGTTTCTTGTACGGAAGCCTGGAGATCGTACTGGTCTTTGAATTTTAATTTCTTGTCTTTATTGCCGCCAAACTTGATGTAATCACCAGGGGTGGTACGCGGCCTATCTATTTTCATTTAGCTTTCTTTTTCTTGTGTAAGCCTACCAGGGTTTTGCGAAGGTTCGCTTGCTTAACCGTTTTATCGTCGTACTTATCTGGTGTGGACAGTACGTTCTCCTGAAGTTGAGCAGGGGTGATACCACGCTTTTTAGCCTTGGCCGTAAAAGCCCCTTCCTTCATCTCAGTGCCTTGAATCCACTTTTTATCTTTTTTCTTCTCAGCCATGATCAGATACCAATACCAAACTGTTTGAGAATTGATTGCGGATCGCGTCCCTCAATTGTAGCGCGACGCAATGCTTCACTTACTTCCAAGGAACGGAGTTTTGCTTCTGGCGTTGAACGGTTTGGTTCTTGCCGTAACTTAAGCCCTTTTGTTTCTTCACGTTGGAGAACGGTTGGACGCAGCTCTGGATCAGCAATCGGGTAGTTGCGAGGCTCAACCCCATAGATGCCAATAGAGGAACCCGTTTGGGACTCGGGGTCATACATGGCATAACCACGGCCACCACCAGTTTTTTGTTCTTCTAACTGAACAGATGGGCGACCTCCGCGAATCTCAAGGGTTTCAGCAATGGGCTCGCCACTGGAAGGATCTAGTTCATAAAAAGGACGCACGCCTTCTTGGCGTTCGGATAATTTGTACTTAGGCCCCAGGTCTTCTTGAGATTTGATTTGAGCGCGAACAAAGCTCCGTTCCGCAAGAGCATCCCCGATATCAACATTGAAACTTTCTGGGGTAGGCAGGTTTTGTTTTTCTGCCATTAACTGACCAAACATTCGAGAGTAGTAGCCACCGCCCTCAGGTTCATTGGCCATTGCTACACGCAATTGAGGTTCAATCTCATCAATCTCTTGTAAGCGTCCAAGGATGCTTTGTTGTTTTGCCCCAAGGCTAGAGATCTGGTTTGTGAGCGCAATATCTTTTCCTTCAAGGTCCCCAACATATTCAGTACGTGGGGTAACCTCATAAAACTTACCGGTTGGTACTTCTGCTTCAAGGAATGCAGTTTGTACGCGTGGCGTAACGGTTAGAGGAGAAGACGGTGTTGCAGACAGACGAGAAAGGACGCCTGGATCACCGGTTGAAGCGTAAAGCTCAATAGCTTCTGCAATGGCAGGATCTTGTCCCATGGCACGTTCCCGCCGGTAGCGTCCAGGGATAGTGGCACCTAACTCTTCAAACCTAGATTGAAGGAACTGTTGTGCCTGTTCTTGAGGGCTGGCTTCTAGCGCAGATAAGGTTGGGAGGGCTTGTTGATCATTAATTGCACTAGGAGAAATGGTTGATTCGCCCCAGGGATCTGCAATGTTGATCTGTTTCAGTACACGGCCAGTTGTTTGGTCTTCACCAGACTCAACTGCGTTAATGAACTGATCGGCAGTAACAGGCGTTTGGGTTTTTTGGATATCTGTCAGAGATGCATCGCCGGCTTGCAACCGAAGAGATGCGTCAATTAAATCCTGTTGTGCAGTAGCACGACGTGCGGCTTGCAATTCAGGAGACGGTGGATACTTCTTATCGAAGGCAGCAAGTGCAGCAGAGCGATATCCTGGTTCAATTTGCCTTTCGCGGTAACCAACACCGTAAGTGCGACTTGCAGCAGACGGGAAATTCAGCTCTTCTGCAGTGGGTTCTGGAATCTCGCCACGTAATTGACGAGTGTACTGACTAAAAGCTTCTTCATCCGTAGGCATTACGCTACGGCTGGCAATTTTTGATGCAGGCGGTGGAGTAGAAGGTGCAGGTTCTGCAGCAACACGACGCACAGCCCCTTGAATGTCCGCAAGATCAACTTGGCGTACACCAGCGGTTGCAGATTTGCGGGGACCTTGGGGAATGGTTGGTTCACGACGCATCAAACGACGTGCACCAAAACCCAAACCTGCGAGTGCACCTAAACCTAGGGCTGCAGCACCAATGGTATTGAGTGGGTTTGACTCTTGTTGTGGGGCTTTGAGTTGATTACGGCGGAATTCCAGAACTTCTGGGGCCATGTCAGCTCGTTCTTGCGGATCTTCTGGGATTGGTGCTCCAGTGGCGCGGCTATAGGCGTAAAAGTCAGCAGGAGAGAGCGCCATAACCTTTAGGGTGTATTTTTTAATCTTTTGTTGGTTACATTCTAACTTTGGGTAATAAAAAAACGTAATAGTCTTGTAAACTAAAAGATATAAACCGTTAAGTACGGTGCAGAACGCAAAAATGGACGACGCAATCAGGGAAAGGCGCGAAAACGTACGTCAAGTAATTGATCAACGTGCCAATGAATTGCGCGAAGGTGGCATGCATCCCTTCGAAGTCCAGAACATGCGATCAGCTGCAGGCCAGGAGTTGGCAAGAGCCGTGCCTGACACGCAAAAGTACCAACAGGCGGTAAGTTTGGCGACACAGCACGTACAAAAGGGTGCCGTTTAGGTAACCGATGTAATTTTTGGATATCAAGCCGGGGTTAGACCCGGCTTTTTTGTCTGGATTTTTGGGCTAATTAGGGATATTACGTACAAATTTAGAAAAATAGTACACGTTTATACAAAAGGGGGCCGCATATATCCCTGAAAAGGGTACAGAATTACCTGACGCTTCTCCAACCACCCAACCGCGAGAGAGTGTGGGTAGAAAAAAAGAACCCGACGCATTATTGAGAATCATTCTCATTAACTTCGTCGATTTTATGTACGAATTCGTGCCGAATACGGTATAATCCCCAAACTTTCGCGCGATTTTTGGGTAATCTCCCGCTCTCTTGTACGGTTCAAACAGGACAGTGAGATTGTTCTTAGTTTAATTCCGATGTAAAAGATCGGGATTAAAGCAAGGATTAACCGTCGAGCTGGACGTTAAACGTAGCAACATCCCATCGCAATTCAGCACCATGCGTTATCAATTTCCCAACGTAGCTTCTGTCATCTGTGGCTTTGCAGTCCTCATTGGTATCGGTACGCAAGTAACCCTGCACCAATTGGACAAGGCAACTGCACAGCAATGTGCTAGCCACGACTGGCCCAAGGCTGCGCATCAAGTCCACATGGACTGGTGCGCAGCCAATAGCTATTCAACCAACTGATCCGTCTAAGCGGGTACCAGGGTGCAAACCCCTGGTCAGTTATTGCCACCCACCGAGGGTGGCTATCAACGCACCATGATTAGACAACGGCTATCCCAGCTACTTACTGTCGCAGCAGTCAAAGTAGCTGAGAACAAGACACCTGAGTACATCAAAGCTCAACTCAAAGTACGGCGTGATGCATTGACCCATGAGGTCAATGACTATCGCAACGCACTTGCCAAACTCATCTCAACGAAGTGATCATGAACTCAAACTCACTCACAAACTCTGTGCTGGCCATCGTGATGGGCGTAGGAGCAGGCATGCTCTTATCCGTAGGAGCACAGAAGCTACTCAACAAGCACTACGTCAAACACTGCCCAGCGAAAGCAGGGCATCAACTCATATACATGCACGATTTTCTAGGTGATAGGTACTATTGCCTGGACAAGCGTACACTATGACGTTTGCACTGAGGGGCTACGGCCTCTCTCTGCAGACCTTACCGTCTGCACACATTCAACTTAACTGAACACCAATGAAACACATTGTCCGCGTAGGACCAGGGCAATTTGTCCACCTTGATTCTTACTACGGGTCTCATGAGACACGTCTTAGTAAGATCTGTGTGGTAGCCCTATCACTTATCATTGCCGCTATCACCGTAGGTGGTGTAATCGGCATTGATATCACCAATCCAACTTCTACTCAACAACATGACAACACTAAGCGCTAACACCAAACTTATTGAGGATCGCATCCAACAACTCTGCGAGACTCTCCAAGATAAGTTTTACAAACAGTACAACAACCCCGTAGCTTTCGAAGTTAAGCGCGGGGTTAAGTACTACAAGATCATCCATGTCTCTAGTCCTGGTTCCAAGTATGAAGGCAGGTCAGTCCATGCATTTGTCGCAAGACAGACAGGGACTATCTACAAGCCAGCCTCATGGCAGGCACCTGCTAAACATGCGAGGTACCAACTGCTGGATGATCACTCATTTGAGACCTGCCTACGCAACTGCGACTATGCAGGCTCATACCTCTATATAAGATAACTAGAGTTACCCCCTGACCCCCACGGAGACAGCCAGCACCAGAGCTATGGCTGTTAAGGGAATCTTTTATTAGCTTTACAAGTAACTTACGGTTATTAAGATTCCAAGTATTGATGGACCTGAGCATGTCCTTAAACTGCTCACTGTTCCATCTCAATTCAGACCATGACTGAACTTGACCAAAACTACAACGCTGACTTGCTTGATGCCATGGCAGACATTGCCTATGAGCAAGAGCAAGCTATGCGTGAATCCAATCAATCTGATTGGGACAACACTGACTACCCATCCATTTACCACGGTGATTAGCTATGACTAAATCAACGCAACACACTCAGGACAACTCGTCAACTGTGCCGATAACAGCTGTCAATCAGCCCCAAGTCGACACGGTTGACGACATTGCCATTGTCCTGATCACACTCATCTCAATTTCAATCACACTCATCGGAGATCTCATCTCATGTCTCTTCAACCTGAACAACTGCTCATCGCAGACGCCCTCGGCTACGAAGCCTTCGACGAAGACGAAGGTAACCAGCAGTTCCAAGCAGAGGCAGACTTCCAGGACGCACCCAAAGGCGCCATCGCCTGCACTGGTAACGTCTACAGAAACAAGCGAGGAGTCCTACGTTGCTACTGGGTTCCAACCGGTGGCAACTACTCAGCCCAGGACAAAGAAGATCTCGAAGGATGGTATGACATCCCAACCAACGAAGAGATCCAAGACTGGACCTTTGACAGCATCTGTCTCACACCTTGTGACGACGAAGTCGAATGCGACCATCCAGACTCCTGGCTTAGGATTCTCGGCTTGATCTAACCTACGACACATAACACTAACGTTATGATGACATTTGCTATTCGCGAATAGCGAACAGTAAGTGCCAGGGTATTGCCAGATAACTACTAGCCTACCCCCAGACCCCCACGGGGAGAGTACCAGGAAATCTTCTTTGATCAATAGAAGATATTCTCTCTACCCACCAACATTCACTCACCAATCAACTCATGACTACTCATCACACCAACCTTAACGAATACTCCAAGCTTGCTAACATCCTCGAAGAACTGAAAGCTATCTCTCAACGAGAGAGCAAGCGTCATGAAATGGATCAACATCTCACTTCCTCCATGCTTGCCATGTTGGATGATGAGATTATCCCCATGCTCGAAAACGAGATGGACTATGAGCCATCAGATGAAGAGCTTGGTAACAGTGGTGAACCACCAATGACAGCAGACGAGATGCACACAATTGCATGGCGTCAGCACCAAGAGCTTCATCGCTAACAGCCCTACCGCAAGGTTAAGGAAACATTAAGACCATTGGTTACGGCTTGACTGCCCTGGTAGACTTGCCGTGACCACACTCAACTCACCTACGTACCAACTCAAATGTCTGACAGCCTTCGCATCCCAGACTCGATTGATCTTCAACGACTAGAAGCTATGCAGCTTGTAGCCAAGATGAAAGAATCAGCTGACAAACATGGTATTGGTTTCATCGGGGGCTTTGTTGCACCCGATGGACAAAAGTTTATTATGTCCAACATGGACGACGATGATTCACAAGCACTCTTACCTGACAATCTAAAATGACAACAATTGAATTCTTGATTTTATTTGTAATTTTTGTTTGCTTTTCCTTGTTACTTAATTACTTGATTTATGGATGACCGCAATGCAATGATCAATGAGATCATTGACAAATTCAACTTTGAGAAAGTATTAATTGCCATGACAGCACTTGACTGGCAATGGCAAACAACAGCAGGCGATGGGTATTCATTGCCAACATTGCAAAGACTTAAGGCAATGGCACGTCATTTATTAAATGAATCCATCAAGGAAACAGTTGTTGGATCTGGTGGATTCGAAGCCAAGTATCATTCCAAAGACAATAGTGATTCGGAGTATTTCGAATTGAAATTCATTCTTTGCCACGAGGATTCTTACGATGACTGAACATCCGATCACCCCACCGCCGGAGCTGGTGGAGAAGTGGGGCAACGCTGCCCCTGCTTTCCAATCCTACGGACAGTCCATTGCTAACCAAGCCGCCCGCTGGGGCGCCGACCAGGAACTAGAAGCATGCTGCAGATTATTTGAATCTAATTCAGTGTGCGGCACCAAGTTCCAGCGTCGTTCTTCTGTGCGTGATCTACGCAACAAACGTAGACCAGAACCTAAGAAGATCTCTATGACGCTATCAATTACTGCTACTGAAGCTGAGCTTCAGGAATTCATTCGCCAAATTAAAGATGACCGAAAAGTCTCCATTGAATTTTGACAAGACGATTGCTGGATTCAATCTAACTGAACATGGAATCAAATCGTTCACTAAATCAATTCAACTTGGACCATTCCAGGTAACACTTAACGCCAAACAGTCTGGTGTACGTGGATCTATCTCATTGCCTGGTACAGGCTTGAGTAAACGCAACATACGTTTGTTTTGATCCAGGGACCTGGGATGTCCTTAAACTCATCCATTCCAACTCAACCTAAACTCATGACAAGCACTGAGCTACACGCCATGATTGCCCGCATGGACAGCTATGGCGGATCATTCGTCTCATCAATTGCACAAGCATTGCGCTTTGCTGATCCAAAGAATCGGCAGCGTTTGCTTGATGCATTCCCTGACCTTGTCCAAAAGTATGGACCCGAAAGTCAGTTTGCCAAGGCCAAACAACTCACAAAGGTGTAACTCATGAATGTTCTAGCTATCGAAGAAACAATCATTGACGGCAACGATGTTACAGTTACAGCAGTGGTGGATGACATGCGTCTCATCTATCGGTCAACTTACCTTGACCCTGAGGAGTACGCTCCGGCACTATGCAGAACTAGCTTCGAACTGGATGAGGGAGAACAAATCCCTCTTGACGAAGATGGCTTCTGCGATTATCTTGCTTTGCTCAACCCTAACTGGGAACTCCTTCCAATAGACAACGACTAAATCAACTGTCCTGGACATGACGTTAAACTGTCCACTCACTGTATCTACCTACCAATGAAAGCAATTCTTGCAGCAGCTGCAATCAACGTACTACTTGTATTGCCTGCTAATGCACAATGGGCAATGACCTGTACCAAAGACCCAGGCTCATCTGTCAACCTACGCAACGGTCCATCCAAGAACAACTACGTCATCGCATCTATACCTAGTAATGCATACATCCGTGCACTTACCTGGGTATGGGGTGGTGACGGTATGCGTTGGTACAACGTTGAACACAATGGTCTTGTTGGCTGGATGCGTAGCGACTACCTCTGCCGATGATTAAGAAACTTATCCTTGGCACTGCAGCTATCTTTGGTTTCATCATTGCTTGTGCTGGTGTTGCAACTATGCAACTCATCATTGGTGGATTAATTCCCAATGAACAAGCTGATCCTCCTGGCAAGATGGATCCATCGCCAGAGGAAAAGTCCAAGCAAGAATGGAAAGACAAACAAGAAGCTATTGCTAAAGAACAACCTAAACCTAAGGAGCAACCTGAGGTAAAGTCACAACCTGCACCTCCTGCTCCAGCTGCTCAACCACAGCAGCCGCAGCAGCCTGCATACGTACCACCGGCACCTGTCATAGGTCCTGGTAACTACGATGCACCGCAGCCTTACTATCCACCTCCTGGTGCCACAGGCCCAGGGAATATGTAACTCATGAAACCTTACATGATTGGACTCATCTCAGCTGTTGTTGGTAGTGGATCAGCCATTGCTGTCCACTCTGTCAACAATCTTATTGCTCATCACGATCAACAAGAACAACACTTGCGTTCTTTGATGTATGAGCAACCATTAGAGCAAGGCCCTGGTGATATGGCACGCGCCGTACCAGAAGGTATGCTGCCATTGGATGCAACACCTACTCCAGGTGTAGCTCCAGAACCAGGCTCAGCTCGTCCATCTATTCAACTAAAGCCAGGCTTTAAACTACCCTGGCAAAACACTAGGCCATCAGCAAAACTGTTGCTCACACGCAGCAAGGAGATTGTAAAGAACACCAAGGATCCAATCTGGACTTTACAGTTGGTATCCGATGGTCAGGTTCTTGATACTTTGCCTGCATTAAGCGGTCGTTCATTTAAACAACTGGCTGACCGCAACATTGCTGGCAACAAATCTCCACTGCCTATAGGCAACTACTCCATTGATCGTTATGGTATAGCTCGTGCACCATTCTCTGATCCAGAACTTGGCAAGGGCTATTGGGTTCCTATCACCCCACTATTTAATACCCAACGATCTGCTCTTGGTTTCCACCAAGATCCAAGCTGGGGTAGGACAAACGGAGAGTCAGGTACCAGTGGCTGCATTGGTCTTGAATCTCCAGATGCAACAGCAAAGCTTGTTGACTGGATCAAGCATTACAACATTCAATTGTTAACAGTTGAATCGTAATGAATGCACGTCCTAGACATGACGTTAAACTGTCTACTCACTACGAACTCACTCTGAACTCATCATGGAATTTCGTCTTCCTTCCAACCTTCAAACAGAACTCCTTGCTTACGATCCCAAGCTCAAGCAGCTGGCACGGGAGCAGAATCCTAAAGCTTCTAAAGCTAAGCCTAAGTTTCCACTTGGTGCTGTATTTGATTTGATTCCTGCTGATGTCATTAGACCAGAAGGATTAGAAGATGCAGTAACCAGTATCAACTCTAGGGGTGTGGAGCAACGTCACCATCGGTTTACCAAGGTGGTAGATGTTGCTACACCTACAGCACGCACCATTACGCATACCATCATCTATCACTACGAGAAGGTGTGGTATGCAGCATGGTTACCTCCCAAGGGACAAGAGAATGACTACGTGTATGGCTATGCATATGCATACAAGAATCTAGATTCTGTACGTAAGTCCATACCTCATACTCTTATTGATAACAACAGTAAGCGTACCGTTGAATACGTTAAGTACGGACGCAGTGAATTCT